AACCCTGGCTTGCGGTTCTGTTTGAGTTCCCCATTGCATAGCTTCATTTTGGTATGATTCCTCTATGGTCTTTGTAACTCGTTGCAAGGCAAGCTCAATCAGATAGTTACCTCGACTAGCTGAGGGGCCTGATTTTGTCTTAGCCAGTATATCTGCAACCCTAGAAGCGGTAACTTTTCCTAATCTAAGTTGATGCCATTCATCAGTTCCTTGTTGTATGCAAGCAACTCTATCTTCTGTTGTAAAAGTTGTCATTTCTCTTGTGCCTTTCTTAGTATTGCTCTAGCAAAATCCCTATATGCAAAAGTTTCATTTATAAGATTGCAATTCAACACAAACACTTTTTCTATTTCCTCATCTGTTAGTGTCTTTAATTGTGGCGAACAAGTGTGAATAGAATCGCTTGTAACTTTTTGACCACAACTTAAACAAGCAGTCCACGCTACTGGTTTATTGTTCATCATTCCATCCATATATAAATAAGCATTGCACCAATTACTAACCAGGTTACTGCTCCAGTAAAAGCTAAAAATGCTATAAAAATACTCATTTGCGAGCTTCCTTTTCTTTTCTTAAAAATTCATCAAAAATGGCTTTATGCTCCCAATTCTGCTTTTTTGGCATCTTTGGCTGCGGAAATCTTAGCGACTGCTGATTTATCTTTTGAGAGCTGGTGATAGGCATTACCATAAATTGTTTTGAGTTCATCTATGTCTTTCGCTGTATTAATTGCTTTTACCCAAATATCTGCTTGGCTGGTTAAATCCACAACTTCTTCTTCAGGCAGATCCTCTCCAGCATAGATATACAACGCAAGGCCATGCAGAGCTATTGCCTTAACCAGGCATCGTTGCATAGCGGTATTTACAGCCATTGCATCAGGGTTTTGAATAGCCTTGTTTTGATTGTTAATGACAGGCATCTGAGCTGTCATCGTTTTGCCAAAAGCGGTTACTGAGCAAAATACCATCAAAGTTTCAGCAAAGTAAACTGGATCACCATAAGTCCAAGTAGCTTGAGGATCTTGTTGGAGGAGCTGATCTACAGCCCATGACCATGACAGATAGGTAAATTTACCTTTTTTCTCTGTATGCTCGTTTACATTGATTTTGCGTAGTTCTAAAAATTTAGTCATCACTTTTTCCTTAGTCGTTGATTTCTCGTTCTGCTGCATTTTGGGCATAGTGTTCCATGTAATCCAAAGCCATCATCATTACTTTTCTACCAATTTGTTCGTAATCTTGGGTATCAATAATGGCTTGTAGGGAATCAGCTCGTTCTTTATCTAGATCCCCCATAGCTTCTGCAACTGCTTGAGTTGTTCTGTAATCGTATTCAGCGCCTGGCTTCATTAGCTCCCAAGTGCGCTCCTCGATCTCATCTGAGCGATCATCGTAATCGTCAGGCTCGTAGTAATGGTCATGTAAGCGACTCATATTAGAACCCTCCTAATAGGCCGTAAGCAAACATAGCTCCAAAAGCTATCCCAGTTACTACAACTGCTGTCCATTCAATTATTGCTGTTTTCATCACTTACTCCTTCACTTGGTTAAAAAATCTACTGCTTGAATAGAACTATATCATATCCATTACCTTGCAAATACTTTTTTTATCTTTTTTGTTGCTAAATCGCACAAATCTATGATATTGTTCATTTCAGGAGGATTTATGAATGAAATAAAACAGCTTTTACAAGTGGAATTTGGCACTTTGGATGAGCTATCTAAGCTGCTAGGAGTGAGAAATTCTGCGGTATATCAATGGGTTGCGAGAGGCTATATTCCTATTCGCCATCTTAGAAAATTAAGCACTTTATCTGAGGGTCGCTTGACCAATGAAATGCTTAGACCTGATCTATTTAAAAAGGATTGAAATGAACTTTTACCCATTTCATATTGGGGATTACATCAGCCATACCTCTCATTTAAGTAATGAGGAGGACTTGGCTTATAGGCGAATGATTGATCTTTATTACATGACTGAACAGCCGTTCAACGACAGTTCAACTGTAGCAAGACGAATTCGATCATCCGTTGAAACTGTTGATGCAATATTGCAAGAATTCTTTATTTTTGATGAAGATAATTGCTGGCATAACAAGCGAGTTGATGAGGAAATCGCTAAGTACCATAGCCGTCTAGACCAAGCCAGTAAAGCAGGAAAGGCATCTGCTGAAGCTCGGTTAAACAAGCGTTCAACATCCGTTCAACCAACCAAGAACCAAGAACCATTAACCAAGAACCAAATAAAGACTACTCCTAAAGTCGTAACTCCTGACGGAGTTAGTGTTGATTTATGGAATGATTTTTTGGTTTACAGGAAAAGATTGAAAGCTCCAGTAACGGATCGAGTTCTTGCTAGGCTGATAAAAGAAGCTGAATTAGCCAAGATGCCATTGGATCAAGTGCTAGAAACAATCATTTTTAAAGGCTGGAGATCATTTGAGGCAAGCTGGATTCAACAAGCACAGCAGAAATCCACAGAATTGCCTTTAGGAACTGAGCAACAGATTGAGGAGGCATACAGGGTCGAATGTGGAGGAGATCCTCGCCTGGCTCGTTTTAACAGTTATTTTGAGATGAAAAAGTTTATTCAGGATCAGCGAGATAAAAAAAGGAAGGTGGCATGAATGAGTTGGCTCTTTTCGCAGGCGCTGGTGGAGGAATACTTGGGGGACACCTTCTTGGATGGAGAACAGTCTGCGCTGTCGAATGGGAAGCCTATCCAGCAAGCGTATTGTGTGCCAGGCAAAATGACGGACTTTTGCCGAGTTTTCCAATTTGGGATGATGTTCAAACCTTTGACGGAAAGCCTTGGAGAGGAATTGTTGATGTTGTATCAGGAGGATTTCCTTGCCAAGACATCTCAGCAGCAGGAAGGGGGGGGGGAATCGAGGCAGAGCGATCAGGAATGTGGAAAGAAATGGCTAGAATCATTGGCGAAGTTAGACCTAGATACGCTTTTGTGGAAAATTCCCCAATGCTCACTTCTAGAGGACTTGGAACAGTCCTTGCAGACCTGGCCCAAATGGGGTTCGATGCGGAATGGGGAGTGCTTTCAGCAGCCGATGTTGGAGCAAACCATAAAAGAGAAAGAATTTGGATTGTTGCAAAAATATCCAACTCCAAGTGCAAGCGATGGACAGAGGGGAACAATGCCAAATTGGAAACCAATAAGACCATCAGGGCATCCAGCTCAATACCCTTTAAATCAAGCATTAAGGGACTTGACAGGAATAGTTGGAAAACCGAACCCAATATTTGTAGAGTGGTTAATGGGATGGCCTCTGCAATGGACAGACTTAAAGCCATTGGAAACGGACAAGTTCCCCTTTGTGCAGCAACAGCATGGAATTTGCTTAGAAAAAGAATAGATGGATGAACAAAAACATAAACATCGTTGTGCAGTTCGCCAGCTCATCATGTGGCGCAGGATTTGGGGTTTAAAGGTTTTTAGGGAATATATGCACAAGCATAAGTTGGATTGGAAGTTGGTAAGAGATTTTGAAGATCAATGGGTTAAAGGCAATCGAGCTGATGAAAAAGGAGAATGGAAATGAGTTTAGAAAAGTTAGATGAAGATAGGGTTGAAAAAGCATTAATTTACCTTTCAACTACCGATGAGGAACATGCAACCCTAGGGTCTGAGGTTAAAAGGCTTGAGGAAGGCATTAAACAAGCCAAGGCGCACTCTTTTTTGGTAGCTGAGGGGACAGTCGCAGAAAGGGAAGCAAAAGCCGTAGCAAGCCTTAAATTTGGTAACGCAGTAGAGCTTTGGATTGAGGCTTACAAAGAGTTCAAGATTTTAGATAACAAACGCAATACCGAGATCCGTATTACGGAACTTTGGCAAACACTATCAAGCAACCGAAGAAAGGGTTCAGTATGAAAGATTATTCAATGCCGTATTTAGTAATTCACAGCCTATTGAAGAAATATCAGGACAACATGAACAATAGGAACACTAATCGAGCTTATGAGCTGGCTACAGACATTGTTGAAATGGCCTTGATGCTACAAGATATTGCAGACGATCATGAAAATAAAAAAGTTTGACCAGGCTTTACATGATAAATACGATCCTCCAGCGAGGAAAGCTGTATCCGATTGGATACAAATGAAGTGGGGTTTACAAGCGATTGATAACCCTGATATTTATGGAACAGACCTGATTATTTACAGAAATGGTAATCCAGTAGGATCTGCGGAGGTAGAAGTTCGGCAATGGAGTCCAGTTTGCCCATTCTATACAATCCATGTTCCAGTAAGAAAAGTAGAAATGCTTGAAGTTCCAAATACGCTGTTTTTTGCTTTAACCCATGATATGAGCCATGCTTACTTAATTCGAGGTAATGAGGCTCTAAAATACAATCAAGTGGAAATGCAAGATGCTACAAAACATGAGTTTTATTACGATGTGCCTAAACATCTTTTTAAATACATTGACTTAACACAACCATTTTGACTACAAAAATTGAAAAATTACGATTTAGAAAAATTGCAGATATTGGCTGCATACTCTGCTATACACAAAACAACCCTGGCTCATTTTGCGAAATCCACCATATCCGCAGAGCTGGACAACGAAAAACAGCACCAACAATCGGACTTTGCCCAATACATCACCGATTCCATCTTGGTATTCACCACCTTGGAAGGCGAGCTTGGGAATCTACTCACTCAACGACAGAGGAAGCTCTGCTTGAACTCACCGATAGGCTTTTAAATGAGTAGCTGGCTAATCATTGTTACTGGATTGATTTACTTCTACATTGGCTTAGAACAAGGCTTTAAAGGCAATATGCCTATGGCTGTTGTATATACAGGCTATGCTTTTTCTAATGTTGGTTTGTATATCATGGCTAAATAAAATATACAAAAACTTATATAAATGTTTAATATACGATACATTTTTTATTAAAGTTTCATGCACTTCTAAGTATCAAACTTTACAATTCCAATGGATCTAGTCCAAGCTCATCAGCTACTAATTTGCAACGAACTCTAAATGGTTTGCCATGTTGCGCCCATTTATTGCCTTCTTGACGATAAAAGCTCATGTGAATCATTTCATGAGCCAAGGTTGTAATAACAGTATAGTAATGACCGCACCTTCCTGAAGATATAGTTATCGTATGCTCGCATTTCTCGCCAGTATCGTATAGGTAAGTTCCCATCACTTCAGGATCAGGAGTAACAACAAACTCTATTTCTTCAGGTAATGGCATCTTCCATTTGGTGAATGGATAACAGCAATACAGGCTTGCATATAAGTTTTTTAATACTTCAGGATTTAATCTCATACAGTTCACCCCTAAAAAACACAAGGCCCTCATCTTCATTAATGACTTGCACCAACTCAGGAGGCATTAGATGACCATTAATATAAGTAAGAACAGCAAATCCTGCCCTCCAATTAACGCTTGAATCTTCATGATATAAGAACTGCTCATCCTTGACTGCTGCCATCATTCCAGTATCAACACCATAAAGATCGCCTGAATAATTAGTCCAAGGAATGACTTTTAAAGAGTGCAAATGGCCTGTTACCATTGATTTGCCTCCTTTTAGGACATTGTTATACACAGCATGAATACCATTGTGCCAACGATGCTTAACCATTGTATTGTCGTTAATCATGACAGACCAGCTATAAGACCAGCCAGGCAAATGATCTGCAAGGGACATACCTTTGACACCTTCATATTGCGGAAGAACATTAGACAATTTGCCATCAAATCTTAGATCATGGTTTCCTATGGTGCGATGCAATAAACAGCCAGGAGGTTTAACTTTTTCAATATCGCCAAGCCTGTTTTGAACTTCTTCTAGCTCTTGTTGGACTGTAGGATGCTGCTGATAACCTATTCGATGATGTTGGCTAACTGTTGCAAAGTCGAACAAATCACCATTTAAAATCACCATTTTAGGTTTTAATTGTTTTGTAAAATAAACAAAAGCTCGATGAGCCGTAGAGATATAGCTTGGGTTGTAATGGCAATCTGATCCAACCATAACAATGCCATTTTTTAATTCATATTCACAACGCACTTTATTTTCAGGAATAATAAATTTAGGAATACCCCTATTGTCATTAGATTCAAGCAGAATATCGTATTTTTTTTCTATATTTTTTCTTCGCATATTTATGTTTCTAACATCAACATTCAATACCCTAGCCACTTTTGTAGGGGATCTATGCTCTTTAAATAATGATATAAACTCTTGATCACTACATGCTGGTTTGCTCATGACAAGCCTTTATGATGGTAAAGTTAGCTGATACTAATCTATTTTAGAGATAAATCAATGACTTATTACGCTAAAAGAGTTGATTCTAACCAAAAAGAAATTGTTAAAGCATTTAAAGAGCTTGGTTGTTCTGTTTTTGATACCAGTAGGATCGGACAAGGCTTTCCTGATTTAGTTATTGGCAAAAACCAAATAACAGTATTGTGCGAGATAAAGAAGGATGACAAAGCCAAATTTACGGCAGCTCAAGATTTATTTATGATGAACTGGAGAGGCTCAACTGTTGTTAGAATTAACGATATTGATGGTGCAATAAGATTAGTTAAACTGCTTGACAATGCCAATCAATAAGGCAAAATATGGTTTCAAACCCCATTTCTATAGGAGAAAAACATGGGCAAAATGGATTCTATGAAGGGTATTCCTTCAGTAACTGGTGCTAAAGCTCCTGCTGGCGCAACTTCCTCAGACAAAACTGGTGAGCGCATGGAGAAAAAAGTTGGCGGTGTAGCAATGGGTATGCAAGATGCTACAGGCAAAGACAAGCAATTCAATACTGGCAAAACTGCTGGTGTTTGTTATGAGCATAAGCGTGGTGACTGCAACCCTTGCTAAAAGCGAAATGCCCTAGCGTGAAGGTCTAGGGCATCTCTAACCAACCTAGTAATCGGAGAACTAGATGGCTGTTGTAAATTCTAAAGATGGTTGTCTATCCTGTATATATTTCCTAAATACAGACAATGACTTTATTGGATCTTGTAGAAGGTATCCTCTTTACCAAAACAGACACAGCTCAGAATGGTGTGGGGAATTCTCGGCTATTCCTCCAAATCCTGTATTTGAAACTATGGTTCAGGACATCGAAATTGCTACGGAAACTAAAGAAGATCCTAAAGAAAAGCGTAAAAAAGTCCTTGAAGAAGCATCAAAGGTAGAGCCTAAACCTAAAGGCAGACCTAAAAAGGTATGAAGCTCAAACCCTTAGCCGATAAGATCGTAGTCAAGCCTGATATTAGAGAACTTAGCTCTGTCATTTTTGTTAAAAACAAAGAAACAGACAATATGGGAACTGTAGTCGCTGTAGGCCCTGGCAAAGTAATCAATGGTCGCAGGCAAGAAATGCCCATTCCTGTAGGCTCTTATGTTCGATTTGGCACTATGAACGATGATTCAGAAGCTGAATACCTTAAATACTTTGAATATTTTGAAGATAATGAGCGTTATTTAGTGATGAGTTGGCAAGATGTCTGTTTCATAACCGAAAAGGAGCAAGCATGAAGGAAATTGAAGTATTTGATGAAACCTCATTGATTGAGAAGATCATGGGTCATTTTGGCTGGTATAAGGTCAAAAAGGTTGAATTACCGATTGAAAACCTTGAAATCAACCATACATTCATCATGAAAGATATGAAGCCTGAGATGCCTAAAGCTCCTGTCAGGAAACCAGCAGCTAAAAGACCTAGAAGAAGAACCCCTAGATCTGATTTTAAATTTGGAAAGGATGCTAAAAATGGCAACTAAACCTGGCTTGTATGCCAATATTCATGCAAAACAAGAGCGAATTGAGAAACAAAAGGCATCAGGCGCTAAGAAAGTAGAAACCATGCGTAAGCCTGGCACTAAAGGCGCTCCTACTGCACAAGCATTTAAAGATTCAGCAAAGACAGCAAAGAAGAAATAATCATGGCTACTAAAAAACATGACAAGCCAATAGAGCATAAAACTGTAGGTAAGGGTAAAACCTATAATCCTACAGAAAAAGGCGCTGGAATGACAGCTAAAGGCAGAGCTGAATACAACACTAAGAACAATGCCAATTTAAAAGCCCCTGCTCCAAATCCTAAGACAAAGGCTGATGCTGGTCGTAAAGCATCGTTTTGTGCAAGGATGGAGGGAGTTGTAAAGAACGCTAAAGGCCCTGCGGAGCGAGCCAAAGCATCATTAAAGAACTGGAACTGCTAATGCCTCTCAAAAAATCACCTACTAAACAAGCCTTTCAATCCAATGTGAAGGCAGAACTATCTGCTGGAAAGAAACCAACTCAGGCAGTCGCTATTGCTTATTCTGTTCAAAGAGAAGCTAAAAGCAAGAAAACTAAACCAAAAAGAGCCTAACAATGAGCGAAATGCAATCCCTAGAATGTGAATACCGAACTTTCTTGCTAGCGGTATATCTGATTGCTGAGTAGCTCACCAAACAAAGGAAATTAAATGATTACCCTAAAAGACCTATCAATTCAAGATGTTGAGTTTATGATTGGCGCTCTCTCAAAAGGAGAATATAGCCTAGTAGCCCCTGTAATTGACAAAATCAAAGTTCAAGCTATTCCACAAGCTCATGCCATGATGCAAGCAGAAGCAGATGCAAAAGCTCAAGAAATGGTAGAAAATGGCGAAAAGGCTACTGAAGAACCAAAATGAGCGAAACAGCAAATCCTGTAGGCAGACCAACTGAGTATGATTCATCATATTGTCAGAAGGCTATTGAGCTTGGAACTAAGGGTAAATCCCTAGAACAGATTTCAGGCGCTTTAGGCATTACCTATAGGACTTTGTGCAACTGGAGAGATTCTCATGAAGAATTTTTTCATGCCTTGGAGGAAGCCAAGATCCGAGAGATGATTTGGTGGGAAGAACACGCTCAGGCATACCTTGTAGAGCATAAGGATGGGGAAAGGCTCAATGTTGGTCTATGGTCTAGATCAATGGCTGCTAGATTCCCTAGGAAGTATTCAGAGCGCATCAAGCAAGAACTAACTGGAGCTGATGGCGCTCCTTTGCTCAAAGGTGTGGAAATAACCTTTGTAGAGCCTAATGCAAATAGATCAGCAGATTAAAGATGCAATTTCTAGGATAAAGTTTCCTAAGAAATTTGAGGCACTATTTAAGCCTGATAAGGTTCGCTACAGAATATTTTATGGTGGTCGAGGCGGTGCTAAGTCCTGGTGCTTTGCTAGAGCATTATTAGCCAAAGGAACTAATCAGCCCATGCGTATCTTATGCGCCAGGGAGTTCCAAACCTCCATTAAAGATTCGGTTCATAAGCTATTGTCAGATCAGATCTATGCTCTAGGCATGGAAACCTTCTATGAGATCACTCAGACCTCAATTAGGGGCAAAAATGGGACAGAGTTTATCTTTGTAGGCATTAAGAACAATACAAATAATGTAAAAAGTATAGAAGGAATAGATATATGTTGGGTTGAGGAGGCACAAAGCGTATCAGCTAATAGCTGGAATGTGCTTATTCCTACAATCCGTAAGCAAGATTCAGAGATTTGGGTCAGTTTTAACCCTGAATTGCCTACAGATGAAACTTGGAAACGCTTTGTTGAGAACCCTCCTGAAAGCTCAATAGTCGTAAAAGTAAACTGGAATGACAACCCTTGGTTTCCTGAAACCCTTAATCTAGAGCGTTTATCCCTAAAACAAAGGGATATGGCTGCTTACAACAATGTATGGGAAGGCGCTACAAGGAACACCATTGATGGGGCTATCTTTGCTAAAGAAATGGAAATGGCAGAGCTAGAAGGCAGGATTACGACTGTTCCTTATGACTCTACCAAGCCTTGTCATATTATTTTTGACCTCGGTTGGGCCGATAATACAGCAGCGTGGATTATCCAATTTGTAGGCTTTGAGATCCGAGTATTGAGATACTTTGAGGATAACCAAAAGACTATCCAGCACTATTTAAGTTTAATGCAAACCTTTGGCTATATGTATGACACTATTTGGCTGCCTCATGATGCTGCTGCCAAGTCGCTTGGAACTGGCAAATCCATTGAAGAAATAGTCAGAGCCACAGGAATGAAAGTGCAAATACTTGATCGAGTACCAGTAACCGACTCAATCAATGCTGCAAGAACTATATTTAATCGATGTTATTTTGATAGAAAAAATACCGAAGAAGGTTTAAACTGCCTAAGACATTATCGCTATGATGTTGATGAGCATGGAACTTTTAGCCAAAAGCCGTTACATGACATCTATTCTCATGGTGCTGATGCCTGGCGATATATTGGGCTTATGGTCAATGAACCTAAGAAACGCAAACCAGTTAAACAAAATTATGCCCTTGGGGGCAGTTGGATGGGCTAAATATGGCAGATTATCAGGATCAAGATTCAAGCGAAGATACAAGAATCAATGATGCAAAGAAGTTTTTAAATCTTTGCAATGATGTTGATTCCAACAATAGAGCCGAGGCTTTAGACGATGTTCGCTTTTGCGCTGGAGATCAATGGCCTGTTGATGTTCAAAACAGCCGAGTGCTTGAATCTAGACCTTGCTTGACGATTAATAAGGTTGATGCCTATGTTCGTCAGATCTGCAACCAAATCCGTCAGCAAAGACCTAGGATTAAAGTCCAAGGCATGAATAATGAGGCTGATGCTAAATTAGCCGACATTTTAAGCGGTGTTTGCCGTCATATTGAATATCAATCCTCTGCTGATGTGGCTTACGATACAGCCTCTGAATATGCAGTTAAGATGGGTTGGGGTTACTTCCGAGTAATGACTGATTACATTAGCCCTGATTCTTTTGAGCAAGAAATTTACATTAGACCGATTGATAATCCATTTACAGTCTATTTCGATCCTAATTCACAGCTTCCTGATGGATCTGATGCAGAGCGCTGCCTGATTACTACAGTTGTTAGCAAAAAGACATTTAGGGCTATGTATCCTGGCAAGAATGATGGACAAGGCTTTACTAGCAGAGGAACAGGCGATTCAGATGCAGAATGGGTTACTAAAGAAGATGTTCGCATTGCCGAGTATTTCTATACAGTTAGAACCCCTGCCAAATTAGTCCTGTTATCTGATGGAACAAGCGTATTTGATGATGAATTGCCAGCTCCTGAAGTATTAGCTAAAGCTGGTATTACTATTATTGAGAAGCGAGATACTTACAAGAAGCAGATTAAATGGTGCAAGCTAACAGCAATGGAGATCCTTGAGGAAAGAGATTGGGCTGGTAAATACATTCCAGTAATTCCTGTTTATGGTCAATCCTGCATTATTGATGCAAAGCACAAGAAATTTGGCTTGGTTCGGATGGCTAAAGATCCACAGCGTATGTATAACTACTGGACTACAGCTTTAACTGAATCCGTAGCTCTTGCTCCTAAAGCTAAGTGGGTTATGGCTGAAGGGCAAGATGAAGGTCATGAGAACGAATGGGCGCAAGCTAATATCAAGGCTATGCCTGTTCTGCGTTATAAGCAGACCGATACAGAAGGCAGACAAGCTCCAGCTCCACAGCGTTTGCAGCCTGAACCTCCTCCTGCTGGTATTGTTACAGCAACTCAAGGAATGTCTAACGACTTGATGACTGTCGTTGGAATCTATGATCCAAGCCAGTTGCCACAGGGCAATATGTCAGGCAAAGCTATTGCTGGTCAGCAGCAACAAGTCGATATGGTGAACTTTCACTACTATGACAATTTAACTCGTTCTATTGCCTATTGTGGTCGCATCATTCTTGATCTAATTCCTAAGATTTATGACACAGAGCGAGTAATGCGGATTATTGGCGCTGATGAAAAGCCTGAAATTATTACATTAAATCAAAGAGTTACAACTGAAGAAGGGGTTGAAAAGATCCTTAATGATGTATCAGTTGGTCGCTATGATGTAGTGATGGATACAGGCCCTGGCTTTGCTACTAAGCGTGGTGAAGCAGTAGAAGCCATGATGACTTTATTGGCTGCTGATCCTAATTTAATGGCTACTGCTGGAGATCTAATCTTCCGTAATATGGACTTTCCAGGCGCAGATATTATTGCTGATCGCATGGCAGCTACTAATCCATTGGCTCAAATTGATGAGAAATCAGACATTCCTCCACAAGTTCAGATGCAGTTGGCTCAGTCCAAACAGATGATCCAGCAGTTGCAACAGCAACTTGAAGCTATGGGCATGGATCTTAAATATGGT